TGAAGCGCTACACCACGGAGGTTGTTGTGGATATGGGGGGAACGATGCAGCTGCTTGGGGGAAAGTCTGAAGGTGGCGATCGGCAACAAGCACCACGCCAGCAAGCCCAGCAGCCACGCCAGCAGAGCCAGCCGCAACCGGCGCCTGACTATGACAGCTTCGACGACGACATTCCGTTTTAGAGGATACCTACCGCGGCGCCCGCTCTCTGCTGATCTGATCCACCCCGGGCGCCCAGCGCGCCCTCCTCCCCGGTACATCCCAATGCAAGAGTTCAAGTACGACCGCGTGCACACGCCGGCCGCGCACGAGGCTGCGCGCCAGGAAATCGCGCAGAAAATGGCAGCGTTTGAAGCTGCCAAGGGACCAGTGGAAACCCAGCCGATCCGCGTAGAGGAAAAACTCATCCCCTACCGCATCACCTGCCCGGAGAAGAAGCAAGCGGCGCGAGCCAATGCTGTGGCGACCAGAAAGGCGCGCACGGTGGCCGCATGAGCAGGACATTGAAAGGACGGCTTGTCCGGCGCGAGATCAACGGCATCAGCGAAAAGCTCTGCGGCTGCTGCAACGAGTGGAAGCCGCTGGACGACGAGCACTTCCAGTTCATCAAGACGACTGGCGTCTGGCAGTGCTACTGCCGGCCGTGCCTTTACGCAAAGGCTGTAGCGCGGGCACAGGCTCGAAGGAAGGCAGCATGAGCCAGAACTGGAGAGCAAGAGTCGCCGCCGAGTTCGGCCAGCCACTGAACAGCCTGATTCAGGGATTCAAGGATGCAGGGCACAGCGTCAACTCAACCGCGCAGATCATCGGCATCAGCCACCACACGCTTCGCCGCCACTGCGAGCGCGTAGGGATTGAGTTCGAGCGAGGCGTTCAGCGCCCGGACAGGCTGCCGAAGCCCGCCATGGTCATCCAACCAAACATGCGAATGCTTACCCTCGATGG